AATAATAAAATATCAGGGTGATCAATATTGAGGTAGGCTGCATAGCTACCTCTACGAGTTTTGCCCTGCCTGTACGCAAGGCTAGACGCATCATACATCTTAAGGTGTGGCATCATGCCTGTAGACTTATCGTCTGCTGAACGAATACCAAAGCCTATGCCGACACCACCACCATACATAGACAACCAGTTAGTCTCTGATAGATTATCTACTAAACCTTCTGCGGTGTCTTCAATGTAATTAAGATAACAGGAGATAGGAAGACCCCGCTTAGAACGTCCGTAAGATAAGACAGGGGTGGAATAAGATAGCCAATGCTTAGAGGAATACTCATACAATCTCTGAGCGTGTTCGCTGTTTGAAGAGAATGTTTTAGATACAAAAGCAAATCTTTCCTGTGGGGAAAGCTCACTGTCCAACATGTAAGATTCTTTAAGACGAGCAATCCCTAGCTCATCAAAAAGATTATCCCTACTTGGGTTAATAGTAATGCCATGATGACTTATCTGAGACATAAAATTTAGCTCCTTTCTGCTTCAGAAATAGATGTAATAACTAATACACTTAAGTTTATGGAGTATTAACTAAGACGTTAGTTTAATATCACTCTTAACAACCCATACACTGTAGCCCTTTCTCACTTCCTCAGATTCTACCCATACTTTATAGGTCTTACCTCTCTTGCGCCAGTAGTTACGGATTGTATCAGCAAGCATTAGGGAATCTTTTTTATAAGCTAGGTAATTACGAGGGTTGTGAGTCTGGCGAGCCATGTTTAATCCTATCAACTATATTACTCTTCAGCAAGCTTGCTTTCTAACTTCTTAAATTGCTTAACAATTTTATCATCTCCCATTGAAGATGCTCTATCAATTAAGCGCGATAGATACCATCTTGCTTTCTCTAAATCTTCTATAGGCTTTTCTTTGTAGCCATAACGCCACAAATATTTCTCTACATTCCCTTTAAGATAACCGAAAAACTCCATCTCTGTCATGCTGGCTTCGATAGCATCAATAGCTTCTATACCATTACGATTGTAATGACGAGGCTTATTTACCGGATCAACTTTCTTATGATCCGTAGTGGGGTAACCAAATACATTAGGCTGGCTCATTCTTTAATCCCTTATATTATTTAACAAAACATTAATACGTCTTCTTACAAACTCAATATCTTTATTCAGTATCTGAGTAAAAAACTTTCTACCGTAAGATGGTTCGATACCTGCCAGTTCACATATAGGCTCATAAGTAGAAGCAGTGACACAGGCAGGTACTGTAAACCACTTAATAGATGTGTGTCTATTTTTCTTAGAAGCTCTGCTCTCTTCTTTCGTTTCTGGTTTTGTTCCATCTAGTAACGCCTGTAAAAAAACTGATATAAATAATACTCTTTGTGGACTAGAGATCTTGTTGATTAATAAAGATTCATAAATTTCTTTATCGTTCTCCTCATCAAAGTCCGTATCTAAATCGAAAGCATCGTTGCTTTTATACCACTCAATGCTACTTCTATTTCTTTCTTTTCTTTCTTCCCTGCTTTTTTTCATTATGTTTTTCTTTTATCCAAGCTTTAGGAATTACATGACCCCACCACTTAAAATTATTTTTATCACACCACTCAGCTACTGTTGTCTTAGACTTAGGACCAATCTTTGTCTGGGGGTTTTGGAAAACAAACCGAATATCCCATGAAGGTTCTTGATCTCTTATTAACATATGTTTCTTTCTATCTGGTGCTAAGAATCTTCCCTTAAGTTCTATGATAATACCGTTAGGTAAAACAATATCAGGAAGATAAGTTCTATTAGTAGCGGGAACTATATAGTTTATCTTAAATGGCTCGTAAGAAAAGTCAACTGACCTCTCATCTAAGTCTTCACAGACTTTCGCTTCAAACTTAGAGCGAAATCTATAAGAAGACTTCATCAACTCTTGGCTCCTGTCTAACCTCTGTCAAATACTTAATACCGTTAGAGTACTTAAACCCTCTTAATCCTTTACCGTTGTTCGCATCCTGCCAACAATTAAGTTTAAAGTTACAGTACTGACACCCTACAGCTAACTTCATGTTACCACTCTTACCATCTGGTACAGCCTCATAACACTTAGGCGGTGGCTCACTAGCCTCTAAGGATGTTTTTAAATTAGTAATCCTATCCTCTACGTTAATCATTTCCATACCGTGTACAGGCATTACCGCTATCTCTCCAGACTGTTTATCAATAACAATGAACGCAGCCTTATCTACTTTGTTAGCGTAAGCATATGCTGATAGCTGTCCTATGTAACCAAAGGGATCATTCTCAAAAAGAGTTTGATCTTTAAATTTCTTAAAACTAAATCCAGAAGCAGACTTAAAGTCCACCACCACATCATCTACTCTCGCATCTTGATGGCCCTTAACTCCCAATATGTTATGTTCTTTCTGTTGGTCTGTAACGCTATGACCTGCTGTCTTACAGATAAGAACTAGTAGCTCTTCTAAAATAGAACCATAAAGGAATTTAATTAATAAAGAATACGGTAGGTCTTCTACCTCATCATCAGTGCGATTAATTTCATACCATAACTGTCTATCAGGTTTCCCTATATTAGACATACGAAGCTTGTCTCTTTTCTCATCTAAAGAATTGTTGCGAGAAAACGTAGAGGTGACCGCCTCTCTTACGTTATCCAAAAATATTTGGAGATCAGCTTCTGAGGGTTCAACAGTGGAGCGACTGCTGAACAGGGATTCAATATCAGAAATAAGATCATGTAAGTTTGGCATTGGTCACCTCTACTAGCTGGCAAGGTGAAAGGAGCAAATTCCTCACCAGCTTATCACTTTACTTTACTCAAACGGTATCGAATCTTCTGATACATATCCGTCATCGACAGATTGAAAATCCGAACCTGTTGAGTCAGCCCCACCTTCATAAGGAACTAACTCAACGACTTGAACACCTACTAATTCAAAGCCGTTCTTCCCTGCAACAGGGCCACGCTTGTACTCAAATGTTCTGAATGATGCGTTAACTTTAGAACCATTACCTACATTGGTTCCTGACATATCATTCATCTTACTATCAATGAGACGAGGTTTAGATTGTTCCTGTGCTTTAGGTCCAATCTGATTACGTTTTAACGTGACATAATCTCCACGGTCATCGTCTGCATTTTTAATAGACATCTTCTGTGACTTTGCAATCTTAAGATTATCTTCATCAAGATTACATACATCAATTGACCACTGCTTCTTCTCAGGGTCAAAGTTATTAGAAGGCACTTCAAGCTTTGCCCACTTAGCTGTTCCAGAAATAATCATATCTTTTCGTTTCCTGTTCTGTTCCGAGACGTAACGCCACCTTTTGTATCAACAATGAGTATGGGTAGCGGCATACTCATATTCCTTCTACTCTCTTGAAAAGCTGTGTCAAGAAAATAATTCATTAATTGGTTTGAGATCCCTTATAATCATATTATAGCAGTCAGCCTTGACGATAAAACCGTTGTCCCCATTGGGGTCGCCCTTCTTAAGGAAGGTGGCTTGTTTAAAGTAATCTTTCTTAGGCATAGCTCCTAGTATCCAGCCCTTACTGTAGTCATTAAGTATACGTGTGAAGATATAATGGCTGCACTTTTGTTTAGGGTTACTGACTGAACACTCATAGTAATCTTTAGGTTTTACACTGGTGCGCTTAGTCTTAACATCTATTCTAAGATCGTCAAACTCAATATCATATTCATATGTATTATTGATACAACCTCTAGGCAAAGAGTTCATAACCATTATCTCACCCAAGAAGCCAGCCATATTACCTGCGCCTCGTGTAATAGAATTATTTATATGGCCCATGTCTGTAGACTTTTGATGAGCTTCTTTTACCCACTCCGATTTAATTAATATATCTTCCATCCTAATGGGTTTCCTTCCATGATGTACCAATCTTAGCTTCACTATCAAGTGGGCATTTTACATTAAGAACTTTTTCAGTAATCTTCATAGCTTCTTTTGTCAAGGAAGAAAATTTTCCAGCGTCCAGAATACTCACTTCAAATTGTACTTCATCGTGTATGTTAGCAACAGGGTGAGCGTTGAGCTTATGTTTTTCTGTGAGCTTACATATCTCTATCAACCACTGCTTACATATAATACTGCCAGCCCCTTGTAACAGTGTATTAAGGGCAGCGTGTTGGTGTCGTATGATTATCTGTCTACCATCAAGACCTATAATGTAGCCGTGATCTGTAGCTTGTTTAGTAATTCTTTCACGTAAGGTTGCAAGCTTGGGCAGGTTCTTAAGAAATCTTTTAATAAGTTTCTGTCCCTCTCTTGCACCACCATTAACAATCGAACCTATCTTTGCAGGGCCAGCCCCATAAAGAAAAGCATAGATGAAAGTCTTGGCTTGATCACGATCTGTTAAACCCGCTGCTCTCATGTTAGCTGTGTGTATGTCACCGCTTAAGACTTCGTTAGTAAAATCTTTATCGTTCATGTAGTGGGCAAGACAACGTAGTTCTAATCCAGAAGCATCAGCCCCTACAAGTTTGTATTTCTTTTTGTCTTCAATGCACCATAGCTCTCGACACTCCTTGCCATAAGGAGAATAAGAAGCAGGTACTTGGGCCATGTTGGGACTGTTGTGGCTCATGCGTCCCGTGATAGTTCCGATAGTTCTGACCTTGCCATGCACTCGATTTGTAGCTGGGTCCATTGCTTCAATCCATGACTTAACCTGTGCTAACCTCTTATTAACTAAGAATAATTCTTGAAAATCTTTAGCTATAGGAACGTCACATTCTTGAAGAGTCTTTTCATTTATGATTGGTAGATTGGTCTTCGCTGTAAACTGTGATGGCTTCCAACCCAACGCTAATAATTTCTCACCAATCTGCTGCCGACTGTTAGGATTAAACGGTTCGTACTTAGTCTTCGTTACCAGCTTTATTTCTTTCGGTGGAAACATATTAATTAATTTATTAGAGATGTCCGTAGATTTTTCTTGGAGCGTAGCAAGAAGACTTGATGCCTTCATCTCATTAAAATAGAAACCATTTTTAATTTGTATGTTAATGAGATGAGCAACTAAATGTTCCATCTCTATAGAGAACTTTGAGAACCCCTCAAGATCTTTTACAAGCTGAAGATATAGCTCGTGGGTTACATCTACATCTCTGATGCAATACTTAATCATCTTATTACTTAGACCAGAGAAGTCCTCAAAAAATATTTTAGGGTAGGATAGTTGTTCTCCCCACGCCGCAAGGCTATGCCCCTCTTCCCGTACAGGATTAGCTAACCTTGAATAGACAAGGGTATCAATAATTTTACTAATAGGTATCTCAATCTTTAGTAAATCGTAGAGGACAGGGACATCAAAGCCTATGCCGTTGTGCATAATAATTTTATCATACTTACTTAGAAACTCTCCACACTCGTCAAGATTCTGATAAGTATCTGTAGTGTCGCATGTAAAGACAGTGATGAAGTGTGAATCAATATCTTTACACGCAACTACAAATATCTTATCGGGATTGAACCCGTTAGTTTCTATGTCGAGAACAAGTTTCTTAGTCATTAGACATCATGTCTGAAACAATATCTTCTAAACTATGACGAGGTTCCCAACCTAATTTTTTTCTTGCTTTGGTAGGGTCACCTAATAGATAGTTAACTTCAGAAGGACGGTAAAATTCAGGGTTAACTTTTACTATTGTGTCTCCACTATCAGCAAAAGAAACTGTAAAATCTTCACCCTCTCCCTTAAAAGATATATCAGCAAACTCAGGATACCTTTCATGTATCCATAAAAAACTCTGTTGTAGAAAGTCTAACACACTATAAGATTCTCCTGTGGCAATAACATAATCATCACCCTTATCTTGTTGAAGCATTAAGTGCATTGCCCTGACGTAATCTTCAGCATGACCCCAATCACGCCGCGCATTTACGTTGCCTAACTCCAGAACAAAATTAGAACGTGTAGGAGGATACTCATACTCATCAAGTATTCTATTTAAACCATTTGTAATTTTCTTAGTAACAAATTCATCACCTCGCAAAGGACTTTCATGGTTAAACAAAATACCGCATGAGATGTGGAGATCATAAGCTTCCCTATAGTTAACACAACTATGATGAGCAAACGCTTTCGCTGTTCCGTAAGGACTGCGCGGATTAAATCTTGTTAGCTCTGATTGAGGCGGCGTTGATTCACCAAACATTTCTGATGTAGATGCCTGATACATGCGACAACTGGTATCATAATTTCTTATATACTCTAGGAGATTAACAACTGCTAATCCGTTTGTAAAAGCTGTGGTCATAGGTAGATCAAAGCTTGCTCCTACAAAACTCATAGCGGCAAGATTATATATTTCATCTGGTTTAACTTCTCTTAGGATACGCAGAGTAGTTTCCCATTCGTTTAAATCCCCTGTGTGTAGAGTAATTTCATTTATAATCGGAGGATAAAAATGATATAAACGGGAGGTATTATCAACACTGCTCCGCTTAACAAGGCCATGCACTTCATAATTATTAAGTAGTAGAAAACGAGCAAGATACGCACCATCTTGTCCTGTTATTCCTGTTATGAAAGCTACCTTCTTAACTTGCCATCTTGTTTTCATAATGTTCTATACACTCCTGTATCTGATTTGTATAGCGATGTGGACTTACAAGTTTCACATATTCTGAGATGCTTCTCAAGAATTTTTTCTTCTAAGCAACACAAACACTTACGTTTTTTTAATCCCTTACGGTCAAGCTCTTCATCACTAAGCTCGCTTTTATTTTTATTACGATGTCTAGACTTAGAGCCGTTGCACTTACCTGCTCTCCACTTGACACCTTGAACCATGTTCCTCGTTATCTCTTGGTTATATTTTTTACTGAGAAAGTCAGCTACTTCACGGCCCGTAAAACCTTTCTCCGACATATCAAGAATATCTTTCTTAAGAAGCTCAGTGCTTATCATGTCTCGCTCCTTAGAAAATCGCTGGAGAATATATCAGCATCACTTGAACCCGTATCCATCACAGGTGTCTCGTCTTCCTCGTCTTCAAAAGGATTACTTGTTTCATAGATACGGCCTGTCCCTTCACGGTCATAGAAGAGATAAGCGCACGGTCCTGTGTCACCAGAGAACCTGTTCTTAAGCACACGCACTGTACTGGTGTTGCGTATGGTGAGATCATCGTGCTGACTGTTACGTTCTACACCAATCACCATGTCACTAAGCTGACCAATACCCGCTGTTCCTCTGAGGTGAGAAAGAGATATATTAGAACCTTCTTCGTGACCGTTACCGCTTACACGTTTGAGGTGGGTAACGATTCCTAAATGGATATCTAATTCTTTTACAAGCTGTGTCAGCTTAGTCATAATCTCATCAAGAGCACGACGCTCATCACCATGTTCTTGAGAAGACACAATGATAGAGATGTGGTCGATGAATATAAACTTACAGTCCTCACCTTTGGCTAGGTGTCGGACGTTGTAGAGTATCTTATCAATACCCCATGATCCAAAGTGATCAAGTAGGAAGAGCCTACGATTGTTCTTCAGACGATCAAAGGTAGACTGTAGTTCTTCTTCACTGCACTCAACATCAGGAAGATGTATGGGCCTGTTCATATCAAGACCACACAAAGCCATAGCAGTTTTCTTTGGTGTCTCCTCAAGAAACATCATACCAATATTGTACTCAGTCTTTTGTAAAAGATCGTAAACAATCTCCCGTAAGATACTGCTCTTACCCTGACCACTGCCAGCCGTGTAGGTACATAGCTCACCTACTCGCATACCGTAGGTCATGTCATTAAGACCTGCCCAAGGGTAAGGAACAGATAACACATCGTCCTTGGTGTTGAGGATATCCCACATGTCGGAGAAGCAGACAATACCATCAGGGGTATAGGTCTTCTGGTTCCACCATGTATCGGTAAAGAGTTTCTGCTTATTATTTTTTAAATAATCACTAGCGTCTTTGTAATCTTCAAGCGTTACAAGTTTAGCTACGCCCGGTGGGAATAGATTAGCAACGTCATCTGTTGCTTTCTTCCCTGCTTTGTCATTATCAAAGCAAAGAACAACATTCTCAAACTGAGATAGATAACTAATGTTTTTCTTACAGTCGCGTAATGCTGTGCTTGCAGACTTAACTGATACTACAGGCCACTTAGATCCTAACATTTGATAAGCAGCAAGGGCATCAAGCTCACCCTCGACAATGGTAATAAACTTACCAGCCTGATTAAATAAGTTCTGCCCAAACAACAGTGCTGAGTTGATATCCCCTTCAGTGCTGAAAGACTTGTCATCAACCACACGTATCTTGTTAGCGATGTGCTTAT